AGAAGATCCCATCGGTTACATCTAACGGGGTTGTATCCGTGAGCTGCAAGCCAGCAACAATGTCAGATTGCGTGGCATCACTTGTCTTAAATCGCATATTGAATGCTAATTGTTTGCCAGATTCGTATTTGTATCCTTCTTTAACTAGCTGGAAAAAATCATGATCGTTGTCAGCATCATCGTTCGTAATGAGCAACAGACCGCCATCACCATCAGTTAGTGCTTCTGAAGCGTTGCCACTTCCGCCTTCTGTGGTTGTGATCGTCCAATCGCTTGCTAGGTAAGTATCGAAGTCATTGAAATAACTGTGGTACTTGTGGGGAGCAGGAGCTTTCAATTTGCCTAATGTTGAATCAGCTCCAACATTGGTAACTCCCGAAGTGAAATGTGTTGTCATGCTACAGTCCTCCTAAAGTTAAGACCAGCAACCAGACCATCTGGTTACCATAGTTGACCTTTGGAGTATATCACTAAAAAAATAAATGCGATAAAAAAAAGAAGCTCGTTTCGACCATAGGTGAGCTATTCCTACTCTTGGAACGAAGTCGGGGTTGGCAGGCAACTTCGTTGGTCTGAGGGCTGTTACTTGAAGATTATCTCACATTGCCCACCCATGCCAAGGCCAGTTAGTTGGTTTTTGTATTTTTTCAACATCACTCTTGCAGCATGTTGTTGAGCTGGCGTCCAGTCGTTGCTGTTAGCCAATGAATGCCCAAACCCAGAGTCAATCTTGTTATAACCAGATCCATCTAGTTCATGCGCTCCATCGCAAGCGTCACACAATCTTTGCACACACGCTTGTAAAGCTTTAACCGTTTTTTCAGCAAGAGGCTTGGGTTGTTTTTTGCTGCCTTTAGCTTTAACAGTTAAGGCTTTTTCTACGTCTTCTACATCTAAAGCAATGTCTTCAATAGACACTTCGTTTGTAATTACATTGTCTAACGCTTTGTCTAAAACCTTTTGCTTGTTAACCAAAACCTGTGCAAGTCTGGCGTCTATTGATCCGTCTACTACTAAGTGCTGAACTAACACTGAGTTTTCTTGACCAATTCTATGGCATCGATCTTCTGCCTGAGACACATTACCGGGAACCCAGTCCAACTCAGCAAACACAACGTGACTTGCTGAAGTCAAAGTAATTCCGACACCAGCCGCTCCGATTGTGCCAATAAAGACATCTGCATTACCAGCCTGAAATGTTTCTACAGAGTTTTGTCTGTGAGCTTGGTTGCAGTCACCAGTCAAAGTAACCACTGATTTGCCAGCAGCTTCTAGGCCAGACTTAATTCCGTCTACAACGTCTTTGTGGTGAGCCATCACTACCACCTGATGATCTATTGCAGAGACGTGAGTCACAACATCGTTTACTTTTGCTAACGCTGTCTCATGTCGTACACCTGACATTTGCTCAAAGTCGATGTCTTTAGAATGAGTTTCAACCACTGCGTCTGCCATGGTTTCAAATTCTTTTTTCATCTCATCGCTATACTCGTTGTTAGGCAAAACAATGATCTGACGCACCTTCTCAGGAAGCTCTTTGAGAACTTCATCTTTTTTTCTTCTGATCATAAACGACTGTCGAAGCACTCGTTGCAACTCGTCAAGGTTAGATGATCCGTCAAAATCCCAAACGGTTTTACGACCAATATTCTTTTGATAAGCGCCAGCATATCTCAAACCAAACTTGAAGTAGTTGCCGAAACTAGCAGGGTCAAGATAACCAGCAATAGGTTGTAGCTCGATAGGACGATTGGTAATTGGAGTGCCAGTCAAGACCACTTTGCGATTAGCTTTGATGCCGACTGCAACTTTAGTACGAGCAGCGTTATTGTTTTTGATGTAGTGAGCCTCGTCCATAACAACCAAGTCCCAAGTGCGAGCGTTGATCGCGTCCTTGTGCTTAGACAAAACATCGTAGTTGATGATGATCACATCTGGGTTGGCAGGAATCTGCTCACCACCGCCATTGACAATCTGGATGTCACGATCAGCAACCAACCATTTGGTCATCTCGTTTTTCCAGTTAATCTTCAGAGATGCTGGGCAAACAACCAATACAGTCTCAGGCGCAGTTGCGTTAATTACGCCGATTGCTTGTATGGTTTTACCAAGACCCATCTCGTCACCAATCAAAGTCGCAGAGCGCTTGATAGCGTAAGCGATTCCAGCTTTCTGATAAGGAAGGTAAGACAAACCAGCTGGCACTGGGATATCAATATCTGCATCTGTCGCTTGAGAGTCAGCAATGGCTTCGTTGTTGTCTCTGTAACGAGTAACAACCCAAGCGTTATCTACCTTGCGTACAGAGTATCCAGCGGCTTTTACAGCTGATTTTTTTTCACGCCATACCGTCCAGAACTCTTGAGTAGGAAAAGCTGTGCTAACAAAACGCCCATCCGTGTGTACCGTTTCTTCTGACCAGTTTAGATTTAATTCCATATTTATCTCCGGCTTTTTCAATCTATAAGGTAAATATACAATATCCCGTGTTGATGTGCAACTTTTTATACAGTCATTTGCAGGTGATAGATTTTAGAAATGCAACCCTTAGATAAAATCTATCACTTTATTTCAGGCATAAAAAAAGAGGGCCGAAGCCCTCTTTCCAATTGCGGTTAAGGTTACGCGCCTTGCGAACCATAAATTCCGCGCCAGTCAGAAAAGCCGAAGCTATATCTTTCTCTGGCTTTGTACCTGATGTTACCAGTCGTAAAGTCTGGTTCCATGCTGGTTTCCATTGCTGTGCGCTGGAAACCTTTAAGGCCTTCGCCTGACTCAGTGACAGTAGTCAGCAAGAAGAAAGCGTCTGGGTCGCTCAAGTAGTGGTTAACTGTGTAACCACCGGGAAGAACTCCAGTGTTTCTAATTGCGTTAATGTCATTGTCAGCAGTTCCGCTTCTACCGGGAGAATTAAGAATCCTGTCAGCAACGAAAGTAAGCTGTGGCGGAACCACAAGCTTGGTTGCTTGTACAGAGATCGTCAAACCTCGGTCATCAGTAAAAGTAGAAATGTCAATCAAAGCATCTTCTAACGATGTTTCGTTAAGGTCTGCCATGGTTGTAGCTCTATTAGCAGCAGTGCCTCCACCAGCTAGTGGGTGGCTTGTGTTAATAAGAGAAACACCATCTCCTCCAGTGAAGGATGAGCTGAATGCATTGTTAAGAACGTCTGCGCCTTTGACCTCTTTGGTGTGAGCCATAGATTTTGCCAAAGCCTTAACGTATCTCTTGCCAAGTGAGTCGTACAGGTTGTCTTCAACCGCTTCCTCTGTCAAAGCAAACGCTAGAGCCACAGTGTCGTGGGTGTAACGTGCGCTAAAACTTTCGTTAGCATTGTCGAAGGCAACACCGCCTCCTTCTGTCTTGGTTGGTGCGCCGCCGAAACCAGTGATCAACACCTCTTCTTCAAAAGCTCGCTGAGAATCTTCCATTACAAAGATGTCCGCATACTCTTGATCGTAACTGTCGTATGACATTCCGAAGAGAGAGTTTAATCCCGGCTCAAGCTCCTTCGCTAATTGCGCTCGTGAAATAGCCATTATTTATTCTCCCTTACGCTAATCCGGCAGATTTCTGGCCGAATATATGGTTTTGTATCACAACATATACGTTTGTTGCGTCGCTTGAGACATCGTCGTTGTCGGGATCTTCTGTAATATCAATTGCCTTTACAGACAAAGTTGCAGTAGTTGCGCCGTCAGAGACGTTAAGTTCTGCACCTGAAATACCAGTCACGGTACTGCCAGATGACGTATAAACAATGTCAAAATTACCCAGTAAATCTGCGATTGGAAACGCAGCATTGCATTGGATTTCAAACACAACATTTGGATCATCGATCACAAAAGCGATAATGTCAGAAGCGTTTGTGCTTGCTGGGTAGTAGTTGCTGTACTTCTGTTCACCCGTGGTGGGGTCAGTGTACTGACAACCGTTAAAAACACCAACGATAGGCACAGTGCCTCCGTCAGCGTGGACTTCTACACCTCCACCTGTAACCTGAGCAACCATATCGCCTTGGAAAATTGCAGTGTCGTAATTTGCGGCTATACGATATCGACTCACGCCACCTGTGTAGGGAGAACCACCGATCATTTTGATT